TCCATTGCAGAAGGTATTATAAATAAATCTGACATGAGTCAAATTTTAGATGGATTACCTGCACAACACAGAACTGCATTTGAAGAACTTATACCTTCTATTAGAGATTGGGTAAGAACAAAAGAAGCAGCAGGAAGCACATTATATGCTGAGGTGAGATTAGCAGACAAGAGTGATTTAGTTGCCGGTACTGCAGATATTATTGAAGTTACCGCTAATGGTAGAAAAATAATCCATGACTTTAAAACAAAAGTACGTGGAAAGTTTAATGAAGTAACTAGAAAACTACCTGATTTCAAAGGGCCTCTATCAGGAATACAAAATACTTTACTTAATAAGTATCGTATCCAGCTCTCTATGTATAAATATATTATAGAAGAGAAGGGAATTAAAGTAGATGGTTTAAATATTGTACCTATAGAAGCAGATGTAGCTATAGACAATGAAGGTAACATTACATTTGCAAATGCAGCAATTACTACAGAGAGTACACCTATTATAAATAAACTAAAAGATCTAGAAGCTATACCTAAGAAAACAATACGTAGAGTTTTAGATTATATATCTCCTAACGAAGAGAGTTTATTACAACAGGATGAATATAATAGAGTTCTTAAAGTATTTAAGAAAGCAAAAGGAGTACTAGAAAGAAAGATTAAATTATATTCTAAGGAGCAAGGAAACAATGACTATGCTAATAGGCTTAAAGAAATCTTTAACGAGATGGAAGAGCTTAATGAAAAAGAGGGATTAGTATTATTTGTAAAACGTGCTATTTCAGATCTTAGTAATGCGCAAAAGAGACTTAATCAATTAAAGAAAGATGACGCACTAAATGCTAGACTTTTAAATCAGATTAGAGATTTTGTAAGTGCATATAATATATTAGATGAGATTACATTATTAGCTCCACTATTATCTGAGACCGGATATGAAAATCTAGTAGAGAAATATGTAATGCCAGCTATTGCAAAAAGAGATTTAATTCTTGAAGATTATAAAGGATTAGCTAGAGCAATTATTGCGGATTCATTTGCAGACTTAACTAGTAATCCAGTATATAAAAATAATCCAGAAAAGTTCTTAGAAGAGTTAGAAGTAGCAGGTGGTGACATAACTTGGATTGCTAGATGGTTAGATGCGGTAGGAGATTCTACTGACCCTACTTTAGCAATGATCGACAAGATGGTTAGTATACAAAGAGGTAAAGTAAATAAAGCGGAGTATGATTTAGTGACAGGAAAAGGTGCTTTACATGATTTAGTTAAGAAGCTAGAAGATTTCCAGCACGGAAGAGGAGTTTCTATATGGAAATACAGAGACTTATATGACTTTATGCTAGAAAAAGATGAAAAAGGTAATCTAACTGGTAGAATTGTTACAAAATATAATCCGGAGTTTAGAGATGCTAAAGACAAGTTTATGAATGAAAAACTTGATAGTGGTTATGGACTAAATGAAATACAATGGGCTTTATTCTTCCAAGAAGATCCATCTGTTAAAAATAGATATAATAAATGGTTAAAGAATGCTCCAGAAACTTATAAAAGTAAAAAGTTAGAGGAGATAGAGAATATGAAAGAATCTGATCCTAGAAAACAATTCTATGATTTTTATACAAAATACTATGATATTGCTCAATCATTCGTACCTAAAGCATATCAACGTGGAAAACAATTACCATCATTAAGAGCCACTCAAGCAGAAAGAGCTTTTATGAATGAAGAGCATAGAGGGTTATTTAAAGGAACTGCAAATGCAATTAGAGAAAGAATGGGTGAGTTGTTTGCTAAGCATGAAGACAATATTATGTGGGGTGAGTATGTAGACGCAGCGGGAGATCCTATGAGTTATGTACCTGTACATTATTCTAATCGTATTGGTAATGAAGAAGGGCAATTAAGTCCATCAGATGTATCTTATGATTTAGCTAGTGGTTTAAAGATGTATTATACAATGGCTACTAACTTTAATGAGATGCAACAAATCCTACCAGAGATAGAAGCGGCAAAAGAATTAGTAAAAACTAGAAGAGTTAGAAAACTTAAGCGAGGCATGCCGATAAAAGATGCAATCACAGGAGAAGATGTAACTACAGCTGGTATTGATTCTAGAGCTTATGGAAGATTGAAAGACTACTTTGACATGGTAGTTTATGGTAAGCGTAAGAAACAAGAAGGAGCTATCTCATTATTTGGTAAAGAGGTAACTGTAGAACAAGTTGCAGACTCTCTTGCACAGTTTGGTAGTTTAAGAGTACTTGCACTTAACCACTTTGCAGGTGTATCTAACTTAACGTTTGGTACATTAATGAATGCTACAGAAGCGCATGCACAGCAGTTCTTTACCAAGAAAGACTGGGCTAGGGCAAAAGGAATTTACCTAGGCTACACAGGAGCAGATACAATGGGAGGCGCAGGAATTATAGCAGATACATTATCTAGAACACCTAAGTCAAAACTAGGTCAGATTAATGAGCTGTTTAATGTACTACAACATTTTGATGAGTATGGTAGAAGATTTAGTCCAAGACAAATGGGATTAAGATTAAATCAAGGCGCCTTATACTTTATGATGAGCTCGGGTGAACACATGATCCAAAGTCAGCTTGCTATGGCAATGATGATAAACAAGAAGTTTGAAACATCTAAAGGTAAAACTAATCTATGGGACGCATATAGTGTTGTAGATGGTAAGTTAGTACTAGACCCAGAGGTAGCAGAACAGTTCAGTGAGCAAGATAGAATTCTATTTGCAGAAAAAATACAAGCAGTATTCCAAAGAATACACGGTATTTATAACGAGAAAGATAAGGCCGCTATACAACAGTATGCTGCAGGTAGATGGGCTATGCAATTCCGTAAGTGGTTGAGACCTGGATTCCGTCGTAGATATGAAGGAATGGAAAAACTATTCTATAGTAAAGATTCTGATCGTAAGGGCCCTAACTGGAACGAGAGAACAGAGTCTTATTCAGAAGGTGTTTATGTAACTGCAGTTAAGTTTATAGGCCAGATGGGTAGAGACTTTAAGAGATTACAATTTTTAACACTGACTCAACGTTACAAAGAACTTGAGCCATGGCAACAAGCAAATGTAAGACGTGGTATTGGTGAAGTAGCAAGTTTCTACTTATTAACTGTACTAGGGTCAGTGTTCTTTGGTGCGGAAGATGATCCGGAAGACAGAAGTCCTGGAGACTGGTATGCTTTATACAGTATTAAGAGAGTACAATCAGAGATTGCATTCTACAATCCATTTGGATCGTCGTTCTATGAAATCTTAAGAACACCTGCAGCGAACCTTACTACTCTTGAAGCGTATAGTAAATTATTAAGCCAGGCTTGGAGTGATAGCTGGTCTATCATACTAGGTGGGGATGTAGAAAGATACAAAAGAAAGACTGGTAAATATGAAAAAGGTGATGCTAAAATTAATAAGTATATAAGAAATGTATTACCTTTTAAAGAGTTGGATACAGATCCAAAAGATAAAATTAAATTCTTTGATTTAAAATAAGCTAATGAATGACGATTTGGAAAACTACTTTTACAACAATGAAGATCCTGACCTGGAACTTCTTACTGATGAGCAAAGAGAAACGATACGAAAACAGTCTATGGAAAACACTTATACTCTTATCCTTAATAACTATGACTTCGCGGTGTTTCCCAATAAACTATTCTGGCTTCTAACAGACTTCGATGAGCTGTCTGTATTTGATGTACTTATAGAGTACTTTATAGAAACAGAAGAATATGAGAAATGTGCTACGCTAGTCCAATTAAAAGAAAGGCACGAGCGCTGGGACGAGAACAGTGCAGCAAAAAAGGGAGAGTTTACTTATAAACTAGATATAAACTTAGGAGAGGGAGAGGACCCACCACTAGATTAAATTTAGTGGTAGGTCTTCATTTATCCCCATTAGTTCTTTGAACTCGCTTTTATCAAATAATTCATCATCTTTATTCACAATAGGCCATACTTCTGATTTTTGTGGTAGCTCCGCGTCTAGTTTCTTTTCCCAGTACTGACGGAGGACCTGATCCTTATCGAGGATTAACGGCATAGGGCTATTTGGATTACGATGCCTCATTATACGAATTTTAGCGGGATGAGAAAACTCTGAGTATTTCCCATCAATAAACTTATTAAAATCATCAATAAACGTTGGACCGATAGTGAATACAAACATTATGTATTTACCACGGAACAACGAATAAGATGTTTTAAAGTTCGGATCTTGCTCTAACTCTTTTTCTAAGTCATAAAAATGTTTAGCGCCACTAAATTTTAGCAGCACAAATATATCAGGAGATTCTAAATCCCAATCTAGCATACTTACATCGCCAAGATATGCGTTTACTAGATAAGGATCGAGATCCCTTTTTGAATAACCTAAAAGAGGTAGCGCGAAGTCCACAGTTTTAGTGGGCTTAACTACTCTCTGAATTTTCTCTAATTCTTGAGATAGCTTCATCCGATAACTTGATTTTAATTATACCATTATTTTTATAATACTCCATTGGGTAATCCCAACGGTTGTGGTCTTGATGCCATTTAAGCCTGTCTAACAAGCTCTCAAACTCATCAATGGCGATAGATAAGTCGAGGTTATCAGGCTCATATACCACACACTCATAAAGACCGGTAGTTTGTAATGCTACAATTAACAGTTTAAAATCGTAATCCATAGGATCTAATCCCTGCTCTTTCATATACGCATGAACAGCTTGTTTATAGATCGCTATTTGCCTGTAATATCCATAAGATGTATAAGATCTTATAAAACTATACGGGTTTTTAGATGTTGTTTTTAAATCTGTAATTGTAACCAACTTCTTGTCTTTGTCAAGTATTAAGTTATCAATAATTGATTTAATTGTAAAATCTTTGTGAGTCCAAAGAATTTCTTTTTCTGGCTCAGCTCCTACAGGATTTAACACACGGCTTGCTACCGCATGTCTTCTTACAGAGTCTGAACACTGGATTATTATTTCCATCTCTTCTTGAGATAGAACATGTTTGCCACTAGCTTCTAACAAGAAAGATAAGTAATTCTTATTTTCAGGTTGTTCTAGCTTTTTTATTACAGTGGCTATCGGAATCTTAAATCCAGCTAAGTCATAACAATGTTGATATAAATGATCTTCATTTTGCAACACAAACTCAGCAGGCGTATCTTCCGTAGAATCATGAACTGATTCTAATACATATTTCTCATTCTCTACAAGAGCTTCTATAAATTTACCCATCATACCTCCAACAACATTTACATTAGATACAATATATTTATCATTAAATGTACTGTTTTCAAGAATATAACAATGAATAGCACTACCTAAATCTAGATACCTGCTATCATCTTGTTTTAATTCTCTATTAATATATTTTTGGAAGTATTGTGGGCTAACTTTTAGAGCACTTAAAGAAGAATGACTAACGTGACTTATTTCCATGTTTCTTCTTTTTATAATTTGTTATAATATAAACTAATTTTCTATCTTCAAGCTTTTCTACAGGTATAAATTCTATCTCTCCTGTATTAGGTATAACATTGCAGTTATCGTCATCAATAAGACCCATTTCTACAATAGTATCCTGGAAAGCTTTGATCCAGATCCATAGGTTATCTACATCCCATTTAGGAGTATAACCTTTTTTAGGTGGACGCCATCTTAAATCGCCTTTATACATTCTAATATCACCATGGTTTACCACAGTGTGTACCTCAAGTTTAATTTTAAGAGGAGCCATTTTTCTTATATCCAATCCGTTTGGTATATATTGTTGAATATAAGTATGCATTCTTCTTACAATAAGAGAACGCAAATGATGGTTCATACCAGTATAAAGACGTTGACCATTAATTTTAACCCATTTAGTTTTTGTTTTTGCTATATGGGTAATAAAATGAGGGATCTCAATCTTTAATTGTTTCATAATAATTTAATAAGTGCAAGGGTAGGGCCCCCATAGTGACAAATGGAGGAAACACTATGTAATTGGGGCCCGTCTTGCTATTTATAATTAAGCCATCAAGCTAGCAGAGATCTCAGAGTTTTGAGCTAACTCAGTCTCTAAGTCTTTTATTTGCTCTCTTTTGGCAGACTCATATTCTTGTAAGTCTTTCTTCATTTGTTTATGATCAAATGCAGTATAATCAGACTCAAGATATATGTTTTCATTCTCACCATTACTAATAGCAATAGGGAAATACTCACATGTTCTCATCTTCGTATTATTGTAATCAGTCGGAACTGCTACAACATTGCGAGGACTTACAAGAACTTCTAGAATTACACCATCACCGTATCCAAAGTCATGAACGTATTCCATTGACCCTACATGGAGGCCAGCGGAACAAGTACGTTCAGGATCTGAATCACACTCTTCTCTAGGCATTGTAATCGGAGTTCCACACTTGATTACCATACCGTGCGCACCACTATGGTACGGAGCAAAAGTTAGTGATTGTGTATATTTCTCTTCTTGTTCACCTGTATCCTCATTGTATTTGAACTGAACCTTTTCCTCACCAGTTTCAGTATCATATACTTTTTTGACTTTACAAGCTTTATAAGCTAAGAAATAACCCTTATCTGTAATGGGATGCCCATTATGCTCTAAGAAACCATATAACTGTCTTCTAACAGTCTTATCAGGGTTTAACAATAGATGCTTCCAGAAGTTTACCAAACCGTCTAACGGCACGCCTTCTTCAAGCCATTTCATAAGTTTCTTCGCAAGGAAGTTAGGAATAGGATCAGTTGTACCTTTAAGATACATCTTGTTTCCTCCATCAAACTCAAAACGGCCATCAGTTTGGTGCTGAATACGATTTGCTGGAGTTAGTAGGGTTTTTACTTTCTCCAGTATAGCATTACGTTCATCTTGATCTTTAGACACATTGAAGTTACGAGCAAGCGCTACAACTTGATCAGCTTCTTTAAATTGTCTAGAGATTGTTTTTGGTAGTCCATCGATAATAACTTGAACATCATCCTTACCGACTTTACAGACTAAATACGAATTCGTCATTTTACAAAAATAATAATTAATTAAACATTAGCAAGTGTTTCTTGCTTTTTCTTTCTTTGTTTTTTAAACTTAGCAACAACTTTACCTTTAAATCTAAGATATTCTCTTAACGCTAAGAAAACTTCTTTAGAAGGTATATCACTATGAGAATTACAGTCATTTTGAGCGAAATTTAAATGCTTAAGCAGATCTAAATCCTTAGAATAATCAGTAAGTTCTTTAAGATTCTGAACCATTCTATGATTTACACAATCTGAAGCTTTACACATTTCAGCCATTTCTCTCTCATCACTCCTATGTAAATATTGAAACTGTTTATAATTCTTTTCATGATTTTCTTTAAGTTCTTTCCATTTAAAATATAAATTAGAATTTAACTTCTCGAAACAAGAAAAGAAATACACATCATCAGTATTTTCTCTAGTAATTTTAGCTGTATACCAGTTTGTTAATACAGGGTGTTTCATAGTAAACAAGTCTTTAACATTAATAAACTTAAGCATTTTCTTATTTAATGTAGCCGCAACTTTAAGAATTACCACAGGGTACTCTTTTACATTTAAACTACTAGAACTATATCCTCTTCTATCAGGATAATAACCTCCTTGTTCAAATATAGCTGCTACACTTTTTAATAATGAATCATCAGAAGAATTACCATAAACAATAATACCTTCATCTTCTTCAACATATTTCTCTAAATCATGGATATGATACTCGTCATTGCTAAATGCAACTTTATCACGATCATTATATCTATCTTTGAAATATATACGTCTAAGAAATGCCTTACCCATCCTCTTACGTCTCTCTGCTTCTGTTTCAAATGAACCCATATTTTCATCTACTTCCTCATCAGGCTCAACAGAGTCATAACAATGAGTTTTAGAGTTTGCAAAAAACTCACATAACGCATCAAAATCAGATTGAATTTCAGCTTCAGTACGTTTATTATCATCAGACCAGAATCCCATCTCATTTTCTTTATCAAAATGTCTAGAATCTAACTCAAACTCTCTCCTTATCTGAATAAATCCATCTTCATGTTTATTAGCTAAATAAAAATCTTTAGACTTTGTAAACACTTTTCTAGGATCATCAGTTGTAGGATCAGGCTGAATCTGATAATAAATAGGTAAAGTATAGAAATCTTCTATTTTAGGCTTAGGTTTATTTAATTTAAAACCACCAACATAATTAGCATTTCTCTCTTTCTTTACTTTATTAATAGTAAAGCCACGAAACAACATCATTGATCTATTATCATCATTAAAGAAATCTCTACTAAGAGTTTTACCATGAAGATTACACACAGGCGCTTTGTCTCTTAACTTAGCAAGATAAGATTGGACAGCGAATACACTATTAAAATTAGTACGCCATCTACTACCATCATTCTTAGTTAAAGCATGCGCTTGATTTAACCAGCTAATAAAATTATCACACTTTTCTAATTCTTGCTCACATAATACTTTCATACTTTGTTGTATAGCAAGTATTTTGTTTTTAATAGCTTCTTTAGTTCTATCAGTATATCGAATTGCCTCACGACTTGGAACCAAATCAATTTCACCAACAGCAAACTTAATAGCAGCAGGAATATAATTACTACGCCAGTTTATCTGCTCATCAACCATCTTATCATTTAACGGATATTTAACTCTACCAACCATTAAATGAAGTTCAGTATCATCACCAGATAAAGAAATAGCTACATTATCATCTTCATAGCTTATTTCAGCAAGCCTAGCTGATCTACCAGTACCTTCATCTATATTTACAAATTCTAGGTTTTGGAAATAAGCTAATTGACCATTAATAGCTCCTACAAAGTTTTTTATATCTCTATAAGATTCTTCTTTGTTAATAGGAATAATAACTTCAGTAGAATTCAATTCAGTAGTATTTGTTGTTTTTAACAAATCCATATGAAATGCATCATTACCTCTATATAACATATAACTGAACTTTTGTCCATTATGATTAGTTATTATATAGAATGTATCAGTGTACGAGAAAGGTGACTTAGCACCGATACCGAAACCACCGATTTGATGATTATTATCTCGTTTAGTTGAATTACCAAACAAAGTATAAATTTCTTCTACACGTTTTTTACTAAGGCCTACACCAAAGTCACGGAATAGGAACGCATTGCCTATACCTAATAATATATTCTCTTCTTGAAATTCTATTTGCACAGTTTTATTAGGAGAAAACCATTTAGGATTATCTTCAGCTGTCATAGGAATAACATTTTTAAGCTTTAGATCTTTCTCTCTCATAGCGTCATAACAATTAGATGTTACCTCACGCACAATAGAACCAACCGGATCAGAATATAAGTTAATCAATGAGTCTATTATAATACCCATCGAATCTTCACCAATTTTAAACTTATTGGTTTTAACATCGCCGATAATCTCATCGACTACATGTTCTCTAACTATTTTCATACGATTAAATTTTTAATTTTATTTTTACTTTCTTCAGCAGTATGATCTTTTCTAAAATCAGAAATATCTTTGTAGCCATTGCGTCTAGTTTTAAAATCTTGAAGAAATATAGGTTTGAACCCATACTTTTTCTTTAAGTTATTTGCACCTTTGACACCGGTTAAATCGAAATCGTTTAAGATATACACCTTATTAAATCTCTCATATAATTCTTTAGCTACCGTATCTTTGATACTAGTAATCTCATTCTGCAACGCAGCGCTAATAAATCCAAGGGTTCTAAGAACCATCACATCTTTTAGCGATTTTGTTATAATTATAAACTCACCTCTTTCAGGTAATTGATCCCAGCCTTGGAATATAGTTCTATTAGTATTACTCATCCATTTGTGTCCCGAAAGAGACAAAGGACGATAAATCTTCCAAGTATAATGATCGTCTTTATAAAACAAATAACCATATATAGGATCATTGTTTTTATAATAACCTACAACTTTCTCTCCTACAAACACGCATTTACAAGAAAAGACATTATAGTATTTTAATACTTTAGTACTAATACCATACTGTCCCCAATAATGCTCATCTATAAAAGTAAAAGGCTGTGTTTTTACATTGATACTTTTCTTTGCGTCGAACTTTAATTCTTTTATTGCTGTCACAAAACCATCGAAAGGTTTGTGGTTTACGTTTCGCTTATCATACATTAAATCCAATCCAAAATCTTCACATATTCTAATCAGACTAGAATAAAAATCGATATTGAATAATTGTTGGACAAAACTAAAGACATCACCAGTATCACCTGTACCGAAATCTTTAAATCTTAGAGTTCCTCTACGATCTGTAAATACAGAGAAGCTGGGTTTGTCATCTTGCCGGAGCGGGCTGTTCATCACAACTCCGGATTTAAAATCACATCCTAAATAGTAACTGAATATTTGATACTCACTTACTTTATTTAGAACATTGTCTTTATTTAGCGAAAGCGTTATTTTATACAGTGCCATTTGTAAATAGATAGAGGGGGCTTTTACACCCCCTCATCTATCGAATCATTTACCTAAAATGGTAAATCAGATTCTGCAGGCTCCGTTGCTACACCATTACTTGGTGCAGTAGATGTTAAAGTTGAAGGGTTATCCGCTTCATCTTTTTCCATTTTGTCAAAGCTAGTGATATTTAGCCTTGATTTATCAGAAGCAACTTCATCCATTACTTCGATAAATGGTACATATTTAGGAATAGAAACATAGTTATTGTAACTGTAAACAGTTTTAACTCTAAGTTTCTTTCCAACATAAGAATTACCAAGGAGAGCAATTACTTGGTTGCAAAAGCCAGCGAAGTCTTGTGCATTAATAGTAACTTTGTCTTCTGGTAAGAACTTAGTCATAATGTGCTTAACTCTTTTCATCTGAGAAGTCATTTTCTTTTCCCATCCCTCGTTAGCTGTATCGATAGGCCATTCTAAGTGACTTAGATTAGCACCGTCTTTATCAGTAAAAGAGAATTTAAGAAAACTATTTCCATTAGAAGCAGTTTCTACACTTACATTTGTCATTTCTGCACCCTCACTAATACCTAGCGCGAATACTTTGGTTGACGTACCTTCGGATTGAATTTTTTGATCAATTTGATACATAATACAATTTTTAATTAATTAAACAATGTTTTACTCGTTATAATATTTGTGCATAGTTTCTTTCACACTTTGAAGATCATTTGGTATCATGAACTCTTCAAACATTCCCGCAGGAGATTTCGCAGTTGAAACTCCATCTGTTTGAGTTTGGAAGAAATACTCATTCTTCCCTTTACCATCTGATTCAATGTGTGTAAACAATACAACACTCGACATAGATTCTAATACAATCTTGTCTAGCTGTTTACCAGCTGTCATCACTTTACGATACTGAGCACCCATATCAGTGTAGCCCTCATCAGAGTGCGCTAATACGAATACATCAACATCATCAGGAATTTGTTGGTTTATGACAGTGAAAATATCATATATACCGCCTGATAAGCTAGCCCACTTTTCAAAACCTTTAATGTGACGCTCACCCATAACTTTATCAGTCATAACTCTATTAATAGTGTCGATCACAATAGTTTTAATGTGCTTGCCTTTCTCTGATACAACCTTGAGTGTATTTACAATATCTACAAGATTAGAAGCAGTAGCATAGTTTTTATTTTCTTTGCTATAGTTCTTCTTCCAACCTTTAATAGGTAATGCTTTTTGGTCACAGTTTAACCAGAGAGTTGATTTTGGGTCGAGATTTCTCCCGCTTGTGGATTTGCCAGAACCTGACTTACCACAAATAATAACTAAATTTGCCATATTAAAAAGGTAATTTTTGTTGGTTAGTAACTTCTTCTTCTTCTTCTTTTTGCTTTATCATATGAAAGCCTAATTTTAGATAATTTATTGCATCAGCAAATCTACCATCTAGATCCTCCGCTTGCGGAATATTAGGATCTTTCGCATAAGATAATATTGCAGCTACATGTTTATAGAAATACACAGACCAAGCTTGTAGGTCAGTAGTTCCAGTCATTTCAGCTGCTTTTTTGAAATTAGCTAGTACATCACAGCTATCTTGTGTATAGCCAGGACGTTTAGCTTCTTCTATTTCATAAGCTAAATCTAATAATTCATAAACATGACGCTCATAATCAGTTTTTGGAGGTAAAGTTGTTTCTAACTTTATTCCACTCTCTGTATATGTAGGACGTATATTATATGAATCATTAGTAAAATAATTATTCATCTTCGTCTATTTTTAATTGATAACTAGGACTAGTAATTTCATAGTCAGTTACACGATTATACTTTAACTCATTTTTCATCTTAGCAATACAAGGCTGACCTTCTCTAACTTTAATAAAATGCCAGAACAATGCTCCACCAGTAGGCCAAGATTTTGGACCATAAGTATCCATACCTAATTGCTCAGGATTCATAGATACCATAACTAAATCCGAAAACATAAACACAGAGTCACCACCAAACAAATCTTTCTTTTTAGGAAACTGTTGTGATGGTTCTGTAACACGCTCTGCCTGTTCTATTTCACGATTTAGTTGAGATAAGAATACAAATGCTATTTTATATTGTTTCTTTAATGCATTAGCCATAATCATTAATTCGACTAAAACTAATCGTTCCATCTCACCCTGTTTCCCGCGAACCAATATGGTGTGATCTAACATAACAACAATACCCTTATCTTTATTGAAATCTTCTGCTATGAATTTTTCAATAGTATTTTTAATCATTTCTACAGTACCAGGCATTTCTACATACCAGATAGGTAATTGATTAAATTCTTTCTGAGCTGCTAATACTTTATAAAATTGTGCATCATATAAATTATAGCCCTCAATACCACTATGCAGCTGTCTAGTAGTCATATCTAATTTATTAGATAACTTTCTACTAACTAGCTGTCTAGCTAACATCTCAAAGTTAAATGACAATACACTGAAATTTTCATCAGGATTTAAAGTAAATAACTCTGTTTCTAATTGGTTAATAATAGCAGTCTTACCACTACCTGACATACCCGCTATAGTATGTATAGTGTTCCACTCTATACCATCCATACTCACATGATTATATTTAGACCACGGAGTTTTTAATGATTTTATCAGACCTTGACGACGTTGATCAATGTACTGAACAGCATCATAAGCTGCTTTTTTAATACTTGTGTAAACTAAACTCGGTTTATGCATAAATTTAAATTAAGTCCTCTCCGTATTTACTATCAGCAGATTTAATAGTAGTATTATTATCTAACAATGATTCATATGCATCCCACGCATTTTTATTTATATACGTTTCTAATGCATGCATATATTGTAGATTACCACCACGTCTTCTAGTATCTAATTCCTTGTTAAGGCATTCCATAACATGTTTATGTTTTAGAACATTACCTTTCACATATCTATCATACTTTTCTTTGCAAACTTTTGCAGCTTTAGCAGATAGACTACTTGGTCTTAAGATTCTAACAGAACTACCATTTGATACTTTTATCGGATAGGTGTTAAACAACTCTGTGAAATATGATTCTTCCACACCCAATAATTTTCTGACTTTATCCCTCGCTATAGTTATACACGTTAGTGGGTTTTTTGGATCACAAGATAATATATATCCACGATCTACTAACCCTTGTAACTCCTTTCTAGCAAAGCCATAAAGGTTTACATAATTAACAAACAGTTCCGTTTTAGACTCGAATAACAAGACTAACATGACATACTGAGATGCAGTTAACTTGTTATTTATGAGCCCAGGAACATTAATTTCTATGTTCATAAGCAGGCGATTTTTGGATTGACAAATATAAGAAAATCATAGCTTATATACTACTTTTTTCTTACCTTTTTTCTGTTTTTTGTACGTTGTAATTGTATGATTACCAATACGTTGCGTGGTTTTATACAATACTTCTTCTTCAGCTTTTGAGCCGTACACTCTCAATGCTTTTTCATAAGAATCTTCTTTATAATCCATACTAAAATATATATCTAATTGTGTTCCATGGAATAATACTATTATGTAATTCTATGAACCGGTTAATATAATGTCTTTTTAGTGTTAGCTTATACCTAACATTCTTACCACCATATTGAGATGTCTTAACTTCTTGGATTTTAGGAACCCATAGATGTTTTTCTGTCTCAGGATGGTTATCCATGTTTGCAAAATGCTTAGACTCATTATGAGTTAAGAATATTACTTCCGCAAGTACTTGTTCTTTATACTCTACATAGTCATTTAGCATTTGAAACAGATCAGCATAATCTTTTTCCCAGTTTTTATATAATATAACAGGGCTAAAGTTTACATGTACATCATAACCAGCATCTATAAACGCATCGATAGCTTTTATTCTATCAATAATTTTAGATGTATGAGGTTCGTGTAATGTACTCATGTGTTGAGGCATTAAGCTAAACCTTATACGTATTTTACCTTCAGGATCATAAGTTGTCAAATCAGGATTTACGTATTTGGTAGCAAAACTACCCATAGCAACGGGGTGAGTACGAAAGAATTCAAATATTCTTTCCCACTCGTGATGCTTAGCATGTAATGCAAAATCCTCGTTGCAACTAATGTCGTATGTGGTAAACGTAGGATGAGTCTGGTTAGGCTTCTCTACAGGAGTAAAATATGCATGATTATTAACAGCAGTTAATATATCACCAGTATTTACAGCTACAGATAATCCTTTAGCTTTGTGACGTTTCATATAACAATACGAACAGTTATATAAACAACCATAACCAAAGCTTGGACTAATAAAATCAGTAGACCTACCAGAAGGCCTAATAATCATTGCTTTACGTTTTACTTTTTCTAACATACTTTTTGTTTTGTGCACCCAGAAGGACTCGAACCTTCAACCTACAGCTTAGAAGGCTGTTGCTCTATCCAGTTGAGCTATGGGTGCAAAATTACATGTCTATAATTTTCATAACCTCTTCCAGATTGAATTCTTCAGTGAGTGCGGTTTCGATATTAATTGAATTGTCTGACCAT